TGGGGTCTCGTTTCCCGGCGCTTAGAAGCTTTCTTCTAAGCGCAGGGATTTGTGCTCACTTTCAGTGAGTCGATTACCTTTGTTTTGTAAGTATTGTTGTTTTGTTTGTTGCCACCTAGCCAGGCGGCGATTTATCTTTGCTTCGTCCCATCCTCTCGATCCCATTCTTTGTCTCAGAATGGGTTCTGGTGGGTCTATGATTGTCAATAATATGTTGAATGACCGTTGTGACCTCGGTGCTACCATGTCTGCAATTCCATATTGTGTTGTGATTGTGGTTGCGCCCACGGCACGGATCACCTCAGCTATACGTTGATCAAGTGGATACCGTTCTATCATGGCACGATAACTTATAGTATGCCTGTTACGCGCCTCCATTGATGTGTGGACGACCACATCGTCCATATCCACAGCACCTCTGGTCTGAGCCACAAAGGTGCTTTTACCTGCGGCATTGGGTGCTACCATCAACGATAACGTAGCCGAGGCGTGGTGTTGTCCATGCACTTCTAGGTCAGCGAGTTTGTGCATTCTATCCTCCTCGTTGTGCCTATTAATGTTTTGTATTATGGTGAATTTCTTGTCCTCAACGGACATTGAGGCTGCCAGCGGTATTGAGGATAGCCAGGCTGCTAGCGATGCATCGTAGTACATCCATGATATTGGTACTTGGATTGGATCTATTGGCATGGTGAATCTGGCCAGCAAGTGCGGTTTGACCGTTGGTAATACCTTCTCAAGTCCACCTGCTATTTCTACGAACTTAGCATCCAACTCCAGTCTGCTCAGAACCTCATCCATAGTCGTTGGACGCCTTTTCGCTCTGTTGACCGCCAACATGTATAATAGTTCGTTTATTTCCATCTTGGCTGGAAGTGGGAAATGGAATTCCCTCCATGGTATCGATCCCGATTTGTCTCTGACTGGCCATTTATTGAGGGCATATTTCTTGTGACTTTCTGCTCTGTCACGCACATACAGTTTGGCATACGACTGTTTTGCACAATATTGTTTGTATTCCTGCATCTGGTCATCAGTCAACTTGATTCCACTGTTGCGGATCTTCTTTTGCACCCAAGCGTCTGTCGCTTTCAGCGGGAGGTTGTCCGCCGGCATCGGTTTAGCCTCTATGGAAGGTGGCACCAATATTGGGCCACTCAGTCCATACCATATCGGCTGTATTCCAACCCCGTGCCTGAATGGCCACCAATCCAACCGCAGCCAACCGTCTTCCTGGGTTTCATCTGGCACTCTCATGTAGGCATTACACATTACGGCCGCTAATCTTCTGGCATATAGCAATGGCATTCCTCTGGTGTGCAGTTCCCATGCATTGGCAGATATTGCATTTACCATCGCATCGTACCATATGTACACATCATTATACCAGTTGCCACTAGCTCTTTGAGCCAGTGCCGCGAACAATGGGCGCACCGTAACAGCATCTGGAGCAGTGTTACGTTGCAAGAACTCATGACATTTTGTATCCACCATCTGTTTCTGCGGCTTTAGCACAAAGCCAGCAAGCTCATGTGTTTTCATGTACCACCATGCTGATATCCAGTCATTTAATAGTATGTCTTCGTCATCGCCGGTGTAGTTAGCATCTTCTACGCGGAAGTCTTCATCATAATGGTCAATCACCGCCTGTCCCATCATCCTTGAGTATACCCCATGGTGCATCGTGTTGTCGCGCGCCGTGTTTCTGTCGCCTGAATAAAGCGTGCCAATTAGCCTGTAGGCATCATCACTTGGATCGGTTGACC